TTGAGTGGCAATAGTTTCTAACGCTGTTGCAATCCTGTCGTAGTATGTTGTATAGTCGATGGCAACTGCTACTCCCACATTGACTGTAGTACCTTCACCAGAAACTACAGGCCTAGAATTTGTGTTTGTTAGCGTGATTGCCATAGAATATCCTTAAACTAATATTTATGCCAATGCAATCCCAGTAGTAGACTCAAGGAATTGTTTAGCAAATGCTGTGTCAGTTGGCTCTGCTACTGTAACTGTAGACTTTTGCAGTTTAACATCAGCAGTTGGACTAACTGTAAACAAGTATGGCATTAACCCGGGGCCTTTAGCACCCATAGCAATAACCATAGGTTTACTTAGTTTGTAATACATTGGCCCATCTTCTACTAGTTTAGCAACGATTTCTTCGCCGCTGGTTAGTTTGAGAGTAATGACTTCGCCTTCTGAGACGCCTTTTGAAATGAACATTTTAGTTTCCTTTAGTATCCGGTACCGTTGAATCCGGTTTCATCGATGTATTTTCTTAATTCTGTAAACCCGCCAATAGATGCGCCATTGATAATAATTTGTGGAACAGTTCGAGCTGCTGGCACTGCTTCTAACAATTCTTCTTTGGTGTATCCATCTCCAATTTTACGCTCGTCAAATGGAATACCTTGCTGTTTTAACAATGCCTTGGCTTGGTCACAATAGGGGCAATGGTACTTTGACCATACAATAACTTTCATTCTTTATCCTTATAATGCTGGTAGCTCGTCGTAGTCTAATGCTTCGCCCATTACTCCAATAACGTAGTTTGTCGATTCACTTTCTTGAAGTGCTGTTTGTTTCTTGCTAGTATCAACATGTTTGTTAAACCAAGGAATAGGTGTTGACTTAGGCGCTGGGCTATTATACTTGATGCCAATCTCTTTCAACGCACCCACTGCGGTATAGTCCATAAAGTCACGTAAAATATTTGCATTAAGTCCAATCACTGGACCTTTCTTAAATAGATAATTAGCCCATTCTTTTTCTTCTCGGATTACATCCATATATAGTGCATAGACTTCAGCTTCACATTCAATTTTGGCCTGTGCAAATCTAGGATCTTCTTTGACCACTTGATTGATCAAGTAGGCTGTCCATCCTTTGTGTAGTAACTCGTCTTGTAGTATCAATTGAATAATATTCCCATTACCCATAAATATTTTATTCTCTACCATTGCTAGACTAGTAGCAAAACTAACCATAAAGCGGAATGCTTCTAGTGCATATGACGCATTCAGTGCCAACCATATGGCCTTGATATGTACTTGTTCAAGAACCATACCTGTCATTTCACTGCTGAGTTCTTTATGACAATTTATTCTGTGTAGTTCGTCGTAGTATTTGCCAACACTGGATGCCATGTCCACAATCTCTTTGGTGTCGTGGATTGTGTTGAACACTTCCTTGGGCACGTTATAAATGTTACGAATAATATGACTGTAGCTCTTGCTGTGAATATTAGTTTCAAAGAATGTCCAGTTGTATACAAGTGCTTCTAGTTCAGGCAAGCTGATTACTGGCATAAAGATTTGACTTGGGCCACGACCTTGTAAGCTATCCAATGCTGTTTGGCGTAGCAGGTTACTGGTAAAGATATGCTTGACCGCATCGCTGGCATCTTTAAAGTCGTTGGCATCTTTGCTTAGACTAATCTCTTCTGGTTGCCAAAAGAAACCACGTGCTGTTGCTTCAAAATCTGCTATCTTTTTATACTTGACTTCTTCGAAACGTTGAATGGTAACTGGGCCTGCTGGATCCAGAAACATCTTACGATTAAGGTAGTCTGTCTTGGTGTTTAAATTATATTGTTGTTTGCTCATTTTAATATTTTCCTGATGCAAGTACTATCTTGCAAACGTGTTCTAATCTTTCTATATGTTCGTATGCTCGCCAAGGAGTATTTCCAATAGCTACCACGCCGTGTCCTTTGATTCCTACTATATCAAACTTGATGTTACCATCACGATCCAGCCCTAAGTTACGATGGCAAGCTGCGCCTAATTCTTCACTAATAGGGGCAACATCGCCTACATTAGGTGCTACTCGAGTATAACGATTAAGTTCTGGAAATGCATCACTTACTGTACCTAAGTCGATACCGGCATGCATGGCCGCAATACAGTAAGTTGGATGTACATGCACCACTACACGAACATCATCTTTGTGCTGCCCCAATTCTTTTTGTAAGCCAAAATGTAAAGGCATCTCACCACTAGGTTCTAAATTACCTGACAAGTCTGTTTGTTCAATGACTTCCCAATTATAGTTAAAAGCACCACTGCCAACACCGCTATTAATTGTTCTCCAGATCGCAATCTTCTTAAACATCTCCGGTTGCATGTTCTGTTTACGCACACCGCTAGGCGTTACATAAAAATGATCACGGTCGTGATGACGAATAGAAATGTTACCATCACGGCTGGTAATCCAATTACGCTTATAAGCGTCTACTAAAATATCACAACATGTTTCTAACATTATTCGTCACCTGTGTAGTTGATCACTAATGCACCTTCATGATCTATAAAAACTGCTTCAATGTCAGTGGCCATTAATGCATTGAGTAATGCAGGTTCTGCTTCGTTGTCAATTAGGATTTTTTCTGTTATTCCGTACGATTCTAAAAGTTGGTAAATTTTTTTACGAGTATCAGATTCAATTAATACTAATTCTGTCATAGCTTACATGCCTCACAATCCTCTTCTAGATCAAGTTCTTGAAATTTAAATCCACTAGCAGTACTATGCCCGTTAGTGTAGCCATTAGCAATAGCTTTAACTTCGTCAGCATGTTCTGACTTAGATCCACTCTTATTAATTAAACTATAGTAGAATGTTTTTAATCCCCACATGTGTGCCTGCATTAAATTCTTTGCAATCAATGTGGTTGGCACTTTACGATCTGCCCAGTGAGCAGGGTTGTAAAATGTATTGGTACTAATTGATTGATCAACATAGGCTGCGATCACTGCTGCCGTTTTTAAATATCCTGCACAGTCTTTTTGTTCCCACATTAGTTGGTACTTGTTCTTCAACTTGTGGTATTCAGGAACAACTTGTACAAACGAGCCTGCTTTGCTTTCCTTAACACTGATCAAGCTCATAGGCATTTCAATACCGTTAGTGCTGTTAATAACAACTGAGCTAGACTCAACTGGAGCAACAGCCATTTGTGTAGCATTGCGTACTCCGTACTCTTTCATCTGGGTACGTAATGTTTCCCAGTCGAGTTCAGGAGTAAAGTCAGCGAGTTCGTTAGCACCGTTAGCACGTAGTTCCCACGGGAATGTGCCTTGTCCATAACGTGTCTTATCACTACCTAGGCATGCACCACGTTCTTTGGCCAGTTCAACTGTGGCTTCTGTTAGGTAGAAAGCCTGATGTTCCATCCAACTCTTAACTTCTCCTAAAGCATCCTTCTCACCGTATTTGAGGCTGCGCTTGGCATGCCAGTAGGCAAGGTTAGTGATACCAATGCCTAACGGACGAATCTCATCATTAGATAATTTAGACTGTATGCTTAGGAAGTCTTGGTAATCAAGGATATTGTTAAGACTGCGGTGAAGTATACGGCAAGCACGGCGCATATCTTCTGGATTCCTGAAAGCTCCCCAGTTAATACTACCCAACGTGCATAAAGCAATGCGACCATCAGCATCATCAAGACGTTTAAAAGACTTAGTAGGTAATAGGATTTCACAGCAAAGATTACTCTGGTAAATGGTATGATATTCGGGATCAAACGGTCCTTGGTTCATTACGTTGTCAATGAACACTAGATAGATGCGGCCTGTATCTGTACGTTCTTTTAAGATGCCTGACTTGAATACTTCTTCAGCACTCATTGTTTTCTTACGTAGTCCACTTTGTTTTTCGTACTTAACATACAGTTCTTCAAAGTGTTTTGTATTTTGATAAAACGCTTCGTACAAGTCTGGTACTTCGTTTGGATCAAAGAATGTTATGTCTTGTTTGTTTTTAAATCGTCTCCAGAAGAAACTACTAAGCACAACCCCATAATCCATATGACGGACTCGGGTTTCGTCTGTTCCTTGGTTATTTTTAAGGACGATAAGATCATCAAACTGATGATGCCAAATAGGATAAAAAACTGTAGCACTAGCATTGCGTATACCTCCTTGTGAACATGATCGCAAATCTCCAAACCATTTCTTCAAGAATGGTATCATACCAGTATGCATGATTTCGCCACCGCGAATCGGGGAGCCCAATGGGCGTAGTCGACCGATTTCCAATCCGATCCCCGCACGTTTACTGGCATACTTGGCCATCATCTCACCACTAGCGAATATACTATCAAGATCGTCGTCACTCCTGATAAGCACACAACTACTAAACTGTTTAGTAGGAGTGCCGAGCCCTGCAAGCACAGGTGTAGCAAGAGTAAACAAACCATCACTGGCGGCATTGTAATATTCTTTGATATAGCGCATACGAGCACTGTTAGGTTCTTCTGTATGGAATACAGTCGCAGCCGCAACCATGTATCTAATCTGTGGAGTTTCATAAATTTCCTTTGTGGCACGGTTGCGTACCAAATACTTTTCTATTAACTGCTCAATGGCTGCATAAGAATATTCTTCATCCTTCTCATGCTCTAACATGTCATTCATCTTGTTCCAATCTTCTTCACTGTACCATTCAAGAAGTTCTGCGGTATATAAACCAGTTGCTACATTCTTTTGTACAATAGAGAAAAGACTAGGTGGGGTATAAGTACCATATACATCTTTGCGTAACATCGATAGTCTTTGTTTGCCTGCCACGTGTTGATAATTTGTATGTCCAACATCAGGATTATTCTCCACATCAATTAAATCAACAATGGCTCTTAGAGTTATTTCGTCAATCTCTTGAGTTGTTATGCCATCATAGAAGTGTGGCTGACTTTTAATTTCGATCATGCTCTGACTAACGTCAGCGATTCCACTACATACTTTTGCGATCTGTGTCTGCCATTTTTCTACTGCTAGCGGTTCTTTGTTGCCGCTTCTTTTAATTACTGTTATTTTGTTCATAGTGGATTCGGTTTGTTTATTGATAAGGTTAAGTAGAAGTATTTAGTGATCGATCAATTCGTCAAAAATCTTATTGATACCTGCGTTTTTGAGCAGGTTTTCAATAAGATATAAGATGGGTTTACAGCCTACAATCTTATCATAACAACAGAGTTAATTATACACGTAGATTTTAAATTAGTCTACGTAAATGGTTATGCTGTTGCAGTATAAGTGTAGTATAGAGTACCGGAATCACCGGTTAATGAATTGGAATAATAAATTCCAATTGAATATGGTGCTGTGCCAACTGTTCCTGTGTAGGCTGTGCCGGCTAGATTGATTAAAGTTGGTGAAAATTTCAATGCTAACGAGGTAGTCGAAGTTCCGATTGTGGCATCAACACCTGCAAAATTATAGTCATCACTTAACTGTACAATTGGAGAGCTACCAGCGGCACCAACGTGCGCCGACAGTAACATTTTACCGCTTCGAGTAAAACCGGAATTGCTTCTGTACGTATAATCAATTTCATAACTTATGCTACCAGTTGGTATACCGGTTGCAATTGTTGGCATTGGCACTCTAAATGCAGCAGCATTAACTGTTTGTGCTAAAGTTACTGCTCTAGTATTGTTAATTGAATACAACCCACGACCTGCAACTTCAGGTATATATGGTTTGTTAACCATATCTGACATACTAGCCAATGTGTTTGTTCTATCTGATACATTGTTAATTGCTGTGTTGCCATGGGCATTAAAATATATTTGAGGGTAGATTGCATTCGATGGGCCAGCACCATCATTACCTACATTAATTAGTTTGCAATTGATAACTGTATTGCGTTGTCCAAGTGACGAAAATGCATCAACTGCAACACCTATATAAACTGCTTGGCGTTTAACATTAGTAAACTTGACACCGGAGATAATAGTTTCTACAGGCCCTGCTGATTCACCTGGCGATGATCCGCCAGATGCATCTCTTCCAAAAATAAATCCATACCCACAATCAAATACTGTACCGTCAACAAATGTATTGTTAACAATGTCTCTTCGAGACCACCCAGCGTAAGTAAATCCCTCTATGTGGATGTTTTTAAACAAGTTTTTTTCTGTATAGTATGTCTGGAATGAGTTAAGTTCAATAGCTCGATTAGATTCAGTAATTGTGCTAGCCCATGCACCTTTAAGGCCAACGTTTTCAAAAATGCTGTCACGCACAGAATCAAGAATCATGCCTGTACCCGTGCCACTACTAGAATCTAATGTGATATCTCTAATATCAATAAATCTAGGTTGGTTTGTTGATGTAGTGTTTATTGAATTAACTAACGAACCAGTAGCTAACAAATATGTAGAAGGAACAGTATATGTTGATGTGTCATTGACAAATCTAACTACAGGCCCTGTACAAATAAATGATCCGCCATTGGCTGTACTTGTAGCATTTTGACTTAGTGTAATACTAACTCCAACAACTACACCAGTTATAACTGTATTTAAAGGAATGTTGGCGCCCGTGATGGTATTACCAATCAATCCAATGTTAGCACTAGTAGTTGTAAGTGTTGGACTAGTGTTAGTTGTATTACCTGTAATTGTAGCAGGTGTATACTTGATAAATGTTTTATTTCGGCCTGCACCCCTAATAGATGCATAACTTGGGATGAAAATTGTTCCAGATGTTTTATACATGCCTGGAGCTAAATTGATGTAAACTCTTGCCCTGGCGCCGGCCGAAGTTTCAAGGCTTGCTTTGTTGCTAGGGTTTAAAAACAATTGGTTAACTGCTCTTTGTATGGCAACAGTGTCATCAATGACATTATTACCAATAACTCCAAAACTTGCTCCTGATACAGGAACATCATCTAGTCGATCCTGTAATAAACGACTTACGGGCGCCGCAGTAGTTGCACCTGTGCTGATTGCAGAATCAGTTACTTTATAAACGTAAGATAATTGTTGGAGTAGGTTACCTGCAGATGTTAAATCTTTTTGCGTTAATATCTTAGTATTACCAACGGCAGGGGAGCCTTCAGCAACACTGCCATTACCAATATATAATTCTTGTGTGTCAACAGCCCAACCTATTTCTCCACTCGCTAACTGTGGGAAACCTGTTCCTGCGGCAGCACGGCCTCGACGGTGCTGGATTCGTGAAATTTGCACAACTGCCATAATAATATCCTCTATATAGGATATTTATCAGTTATTGCGGTAGTATTGCTCCACCCTGTTCCACCATTGTGCTTCCCAGTGATCAAACATATCAGTAGTCAATATAAACTCTTGATAGGCAGGATCTCCCCAGACCATAGGTGTAATTTCAGGGGGTTTAACGCACATAAACACAACACCCTTGCGGATATTAGTACCGTGTACTTTGTTATGTGCTAGGGCATAAGCAACCATTTGCAAGTAGTAATCCTCAATCCACTCGGCTTTCTTAGGTTTGTTTGTTTGCTTATGGTCCATAATAGCATCTTCGCTAAGATGCACACCTACGCAATCAGTAGTTCCCGCATATAGACCAGGATAGTATAAAGGTACTTCTACACCCCATACTTCATTAACATTCTTTAATCCGTGTTCAATGATGTGCGTGGCCATCTTGTGGCTTTGTACACTATAAGGGTTGCTACCTGGAGGATTGATAGTTCCTTGTACGATATAGTCTTCTAAAAACTTGTGCATACGTGTACCACGTCCGGCAGCTTCTGTTACAATTTCCTGTGCTTTAGCTTCGCCCACTCGACGTTTCCATGCCATTAAAGCATCAATCTTTTCTTGTGGTTTGGTCTTGTCTAATATCGTAGTAACGGACGGAACTTTCGAACCGTCCGGTGTAGCATATAATCGTTTGCCTTCTACGCTTTCTCTGCTGATTGGAGTATAGTTGTATTTGTTTTTGAGTAATGTCATAGTG